GATAGTTTAGACTCGCTAGGTCATTCTATTTTTCCTAGAATGGGAATAGTTGAGGGCCAAGTTAATATAGATGATGTTCTTAATAACGACATAGGGCAACCTATTCGTATGCGACAACCAGGAGCAGTACAACCTTTTTCTGTTCCGTTTAGCGGCAAAGAAGCGTTCCCATTTTTACAATATTTAGACGAACAAAAAGAAAATCGTACAGGCGTTTCTAAGGCAAGTGCAGGTCTTAACGCAGACGCTTTACAAAGTTCGACAAAAACTGCCGTTGCGGCAACAATGTCCGCCGCACAGGGCCGTATCGAGCTTATATGCCGTCATTTTGCAGAGGGTATGAAGGATTTATTTGGTTTAATCAACAATTTATCTATAAAAAACCAAGATAAAGCCGAAATTATTAGACTAAACAATGAATTTGTTGAGATAGATCCTAGATATTGGGACACCGATAAAGATATGGTGTGTAATGTAGCTATTAGTAAGTCTAGCGACGAAGAACAATTAGCTACTTTGACTAGATTATTGCAAAAACAAGAGCAAATAATACAGACTTTAGGACCAAGAAATCCTATGGTTTCTCTACAACAATACGCAAATACCATTACAAAAGTTATAGAAATGGCAGGATTTAAAGATACTTCGCAGTTTATTAACTCTCAAATACCACCTTTACCGCCAGAAGATCCTAATGCTAAAAAACCAAAACCAGAAGATCAATTAGCTATGGCAGAAACTATGAAAGCACAGGCACAAGCTAGAAAAATTGAAGTAGATGCTGAAACTGATCGTATGAAAGTTGTTATGAACGACGACCTAGAAAGAGATAAATTCTTAGTAAGCACTAAATTACGAATGGCAGAGCTATACGGCAAGTATGGTCAAAATGCCGTTAATTTAGACGAAGTTAGACAAATCCTAGAGCAGAATAACGACGAGTTAAGAGCCATGCAAAAGGCAGAAGCACAAGGATTGTTTAAAAATGAAGGAAGCTAAAAAACTTTATCATATAGAAGCTATGTCTGATGAACACATTTTAGTTGGCACAGATGTTAAAGCTAGAAACGAAGAAGAAGCAGTAAAAACCATGAAGTTAGTTTTTGGCGAAAAGATAAACAAGAATACTATTTTTTTAATTGTTAGCGAAAACACCATACACTAATGTCAAAAGACTCAAGATTAAAAAGGGCAGGAGTATCTGGTTATAACAAACCTAAGAGAACTCCTAACCACCCAACAAAATCTCATGTTGTAGTTGCTAAAGAAGGTAGTAAAATAAAAACTATAAGGTTTGGACAGCAAGGCGTAAGCGGAGCAGGAAAAAATCCTAAGAGCAAAAAAGATAAAGCTCGAAGAAAATCCTTCAAAGCTCGTCATGCCAAAAACATATCTAAAGGTAAAATGTCGGCGGCCTATTGGGCCAACCGCACTAAATGGTAGAGGTATCTATGAAAAAAAAGAAAGGACTGTACGCTAATATTCATGCTAAACGCAAAAGAATAAAAGCCGGATCTGGAGAAAAAATGAGAAAGCCAGGAAGCAAAGGAGCGCCAACGGCTAAACAATTTAAACAAGCGGCCAAGACGGCAAAAAAACCTAAAAAGAAAAAGAAATAAAATGGCTTACACTTTACAAAAAATAAAAGACTTTTTAGAAGAAAGCTCGTCAAGGAACGAAATGGTTTTTCCAGAAATTTTATTAACCCATATTAGCGAATGGGAAGAAGAAGGAGATGAATAAAATGCCAGGAAAAAAATTATCTAAAAAACAAAAAAAGATTGCTAGAGTCGCTCCGCCTAGAAATAAAATTACCGGAGCAGATTTTAAAAAACTTAGAAAGAAAAAGAGGAAAAAATAATGCCTTACCATAAGAAAAAGAAAAAGAAAAAAAATAAGTGAATAAAACTAAACAGCTTACTCAAAGACAAAAAGATACTTTGAAAAGGCATAGCAAACATCATACGGCTAAACACATGGCCGAAATGAAAAGATTAATGCGACGAGGGAAAACATTTACAGAGTCGCATAAAATCGCTATGAAAAAAGTTGGCAAATGAAAAGTGAATTTTGAACAATATTATCTTGAATTATCCATTTTTATAGCTTCTGTTTTAGCAGGATTAGCTCTCAAAGACTATTCGATTTCATTTATTAAAGGCCTAAAATTCAAATTAAATTCACAATTTAAAGAAGGCGAAAAAGTAATATTAGACGGAGAACAGGCCATGATTATAAAGATTGGTCTAGGCACTACTATATTTGGTGTGTATGGCAAAGACGGATATACTTGGAGATATATTAGTAACAACAAAATAGAAAGTCTTAAACTAGAAAAAATAGTTGATAAAGATTTACACGCAGACACAATAGAAGAAAAAAAATTAAAACTAGAAAAAATCCTAAGAGGAGATAAAGATGTTTGATAAATTAATAAAACCTGTTAGCGACATAGTAGGCAAGTTTGTAAAAGATAAAGATTTACAAGCACAATTAGATCACGAACTAGCTACTTTATTTCATCAAGCAAATCTCGCACAAATAGAAGTAAATAAAATAGAAGCAAAAGGATCTCCGTTTCAACGAAATTGGCGGCCTTCTGTCGGTTGGATTTGTTCTTTTGCTCTTGGTTATCATTTCATTTTAGCTCCTATCATAGAAGTTGTTATTAAAACTTCTGGAGTACAAATAGATATGCCAGAGTTTGATTTCTCACAATTATCCGCAATTTTAATGGCATTGTTAGGAATGTCAGGACTTAGATCTTACGACAAATTAAAGAGGACAGATACGAAATGATGTTTATAACTGAGATAGATATACAGACTATCGAAGGAAAAATAGAAACACATGAAGGACCTATTATTACTGCCAAAACACTTAGAGAAGCAAAATTAAAAGCAAAAACAATGAACAGCGATTTAAGAATAGTAGGCGAATATATGCAAAGCATAAAATCTTTAGATGATGAAGGACTGGGATTTCTTGAATTTTAAACCAGAGGAGTTTGCCTGTTCTCATTGTGGCGAACAAAAAATGGATTATGATTTTTTGCAAAAGCTACAAGATCTAAGAACTTGTTGTGGTTTTTCTTTTGTTATTACATCTGCTTATCGTTGTCCAAAACACCCTGTAGAAGTAAATAAAAAGACTCCAGGCATACATACTTTAGGACTTGCTGTAGATGTTTTGTGTTCTCACGAAAAAGCATTTAACATAGTTACATTAGCATCTAGTTTTGGCTTTACTGGAATAGGTGTTAATCAAAAAGGAAATAGCAGATTTATACATTTAGACACTTATAAAGGAAACAACAATAGACCAAGACCGCATATTTGGAGTTATTAATGGCAAGAGCTACAGTTACAGAAATAGATAAGCGTTTAAGCTCTCACGAAGCGGCTTGTGAGCAAAGGTGGAAAGAAAACTACAGGCGTTTAGAAGCTATTGAAAATGGTATTGCGTCAGTAAATAAAACAATCAGAAACACATTATTATTCATAGTTACAATTTTTTTAGGAATTACCGGATTTTTATTTCAAGAAATTATTTATCAAGCAATAGGATAATATATGGCAACACAAAAGGAGATAGATGCTTCTACACAAGCAGAAGCATTGTTAAATAGTGATGTATTCAAAGACGCAGTTAAAAATTTAACTGCTGAATATATTGCAAAATGGATAAATTCAGATGTTGAAAAAGATCAGGATTTAAGAGAAGCAATTTACCAGGCAATAAAAATTATTCCAGAAGTCGAAAGACATCTAAGAATTATTGTAGAAAAAGGAAAAATTGCTAAAACACAATTTAATAGAATTAGATCTTTTAAATAAACATTTTGACAAAAATGTATGTTTTTAAGATAAAATAAACGCAAATAAATTATAAAGGTAGAAAATATGACCAACAACGCCAAGCCGAATGGTTTTGAAACTGATATAAGCAAAGCAACACAGGCATTTGAAGAAATGCTTACTCCCCCAGAGGAGCAAGAAGCAATCGAAGAAAATACTGATGTTGAAGAAGTTTCTGATGAAACGGAAGCTGAAACTGAAATAGAAGCACAGGAAGAAATCGAAGAAGATGAAGCCGAAGCTGAAATAGAAGAAGAAGCCGAAGAAGAAGAAGAACAAGAATTACAAGAAGATCAAGTAGAAGTTGATGAAACTGAGGAACTTCAAACCTATGTCGTCAAAGTTGGCGGCGAAGAAATAGAAGTCACCCAAGAAGAATTAATCAATGGTTACAGTCGGAATAGTGATTACACACGAAAAACACAGGAGTTATCTGAATTAAGAAAAGACTTAGATAATAAACAGTCTGAACTTGACAATAACTTGTCTGACATAAATCGTGAAAGAGCAGAGTACAGAGAATTGTTACCTAAAATCAAAACCATGTTACAAAATGGTTTTGTAGAAGAACCAAATTGGGAGTCTTTAAAGGAACTGGACCAAGTAGAGTATCTGACCAAAAAACAAGAATGGGACGAACATCTTAAAAAGATAAAGTCTGTAGATGATGAATATAATCGTATTGCGGAGCAAGAACGAGCTGAAAGGCAAGAAAAGCTCAACAAACAATTATTAGAAAGCCAACAGAAATTATCGGATCTTCTTCCGGAGTGGAAAGATGAAAAGGTTAAAATGGAAGAAATTTCAGATATAACCAAAACTGCTGAAAGTTTAGGTTTCACTAAAGAAGAAGTTAATTCTGTAACTGACTATCGCTTTATTCTTTTGCTGAGAGATGCGAGTTTATATAACAAACAAAAAACAGCGTTAAAGAAAAAACCAACACAAGCGAAGGCCAGAACAAAATTAGCTAAACCAGGAACTTCTAATAGGGTTAAACCAACATCTGCTGTCAAGAAAGCTCAACAAAGGGTGGCTAAAACAGGCAGAGTGTCTGATGCGGCCAATTATTTTGAAAAAATAATCTAATTTAGAGGTTAAATAAAATGGCAAAAGTTACAAATTCTTTTACATCATATGACGCTACTTCTAACAGAGAAGACCTTTCGAATGTAATTTACAACATAGATCCAACTGCTACTCCATTTATGAGTGCTATCGGATCTAAAAACATCACAAATGTTGTGTTCGATTGGCAAACTGAAAATTTACCTACTCCTAGCGGAACAGGTCAATTAGAAGGTTTTGAACTTTCTCGTGCTACAAGTACAGCGACTACTAGGGAGTCCAATGTGGCTCAAATTTCATCAAGAGATGCAACTGTATCTGGTTCACAAGATGCTTCTGATCCTGCCGGTAAAAAGCAGGAATTGGCACATCAAATGGCCTTAATGTCTAAAGCATTAAAAAGAGATATGGAAGTAGCTCTATGTCAAAATACTGCTAAAAATGCAGGTAATGCTACTACTGCTAGACAGACTCGTTCTTTCGAAGCGTGGATCACTACTAACAAAAGTAGAGGTACAGGCGGAGCTGACGGATCTGCTTCTGCGGCGGCTACTGATGCGGCTACAGGAAACAGAAGGGCATTAACCGAAGCACTTTTAAAAGGTGTTTTACAGTCTATGTTCACTAATGGAGCTGAACCTAAAATGGCTATAGCCGGTCCGGTAAATAAAGGAGTTATCTCTGGTTTTACAGGTAGAGCAAACACTAGACAAAATGTATCTGCTGATACAGTAAGTGCTAGTATTTCAGTCTATGCTTCCGATTTTGGAGAGTTACAAATCGTACCTTCAAACAGAAGCAGAGATAGATCTTTGCTATTAGTAGATCCTGAGTACGCTAAAGTAGCTTACTTAAGAAATTTCCAAACAATGGATATTGCTAAAATTGGAGATGCTGATACAAAAATGATCTTAGCTGAGTACGGCTTAGAAATGAGCAACGAAGCGGCACACGGAATTGTAGCCGACTTAACTGCTTAATAATTTGTAGGCAACAAATATTGGGGGAGCTTATGCTCCCCCTTATTTAAAAATGGCTAGGACAACTCTTATAAATCACGAAACAGGTTATTCATCTTCTTTTGTAACAGAAGATGATAAATCAATAATTCATTCTGTTCAGAATGTTAAAAATGTTATTGACCATGCAAAATATTTATCAGAACAAAAAGCACAAAAAGATTTTCGTCATGTTGCAGAAATCCCCAAAGTTATCTGGGAAAAAGCTATACTAGAGGGGTGGGCCAATGACCAAGCTAAATGGAAAGAATGGCTTAACAACAAAGACAACGAATGTTTTAGGACATGGAAAGGTAAGATATGACTTATGACGAAATAAAAACAAAAGTAGCAGAATACTTAAATAGAACTGATTTGACTTCTCAAATGGATATGTTTATAGATCTTACTGAGTCTGATATAAACAAAGTTATTAAACACCAGGATCTTATAAAAAGAGCTAACGCTGTTGCAGAAACACAGTACACACAATTACCTAGTGATTGGTCTAGAGTTATAAATGTTGAGTTAAACACTTCCGATCACACTACTTTATTACAACAATCTACAGAGTCTTTAGATTTAAAAAGAACTTCTATAGACAATGTATCTGGAAGACCAGAATATTTTGCAATTACCGATAACGCTATAGAACTTTGTCCCACACCAGACACAAATTATGAGTTACAATTAACATATTATGCAAACATACCGGAGCTAAGCTCAACTAATACAACAAATGTTGTTAGTGATAAGTTTCCAGATGTTTATATATATGGGTGTTGCAAACACGCTTCTGTTTTTTTAATGGAAGATGAAAGAGTAGGAATGTTCCAAACTCTTTTTGACAAAGCATTAGAAGAAGTAAGATTGCAACAAGAAAGAGCTTCTTTTGGAGTAGGTTCGCTTATCCCAAGAAGAAAAAAATATGGTAAAGCAAAAAAACAAACATATTATTTTAAAAACTAGAAGGTATTATTATGGCATTTAGTGATTATTTAGAAGACAAAGTTTTAGATCATGTATTCGGCGGCAACGCTTTTACAGCTCCTTCTACTTTGTATGTAGCTTTATTTACTGTTGCTCCTTCTGATACCGGCGGTGGCACAGAAGTTTCTGGTGGAGCTTACGCTAGGCAAACTGCTACTTTTAATGTATCTGGCACAAATCCTACCGAAGCTAGTAATGTTGCTTCTATAGAATATCCAACTGCCACAGCTAGTTATGGAACAGTATTAGCTGTAGGAATTTTTGATGCGTTAAGCGGTGGCAATTTATTAGCTTACTCAACCTTAACAACTAATAAAGCTATTGATACAGGAGATGTATTCCGTATAAACGCCGGAGATCTTGACATCAGACTAGCATAACATCATGGCCACAATCGGCTATAACGAAGGTTATTACAGCAGATCAAAATGGAATGACTTAGCTTTTCAAGGCAGAGCTATTATTACTGCTGTTAGCTCTGCACAAACTCAAGGATCTGTAATAATTTCTGCCGCTAGTGTTATTAGTGCTGTTTCTGATGCTAGTGTTGCAGGTATAAAAATATTTTTAGGATCTTCCCTTGTTCAAGCAAACTCTCAGTTTATTTCTGCCGGACAAAGATTTAGGACCACAGGATCTATACACATAGACGCAGTTTCTTCTATTCATGCACACCCAACTTGTATTTATTTAGGAAATAGCATTATAAATGCTGTTTCGTCAGCAGTTATTGTTGGGACTATTGTAAAACAAGGAGCTTCTATTATTAACGCTGTCAGTAGTCTTACAGCTACCGGTAGGTTAAAATGGGAGCCAGAAACTTTAACAACTGAAACATGGACTGAACAAGTAATACCTACTGAGTCTTGGACTCCGGTAAATATTTCTTCTGAAACATGGACCGAGCAGGATTGATATGGCAGATACACAGACTACCAATTTAAATTTAATAAAACCAGAACCAGGAGCGGCGGAAAACACTTGGGGGATCTCTTTAAACTCTAATTTAGATGATATAGATGCTATTTTTAGTGCTACCGGAACAGCAGTTTCTTTAAATATAGACGGCGGAGATATTGCTTCTGCTGTAGTTATTAATAAATCTCCTGTTGTTACTTTGACAGGAGATATTACCGGATCTGCAACATTAACTAATTTAGCAAGTGCTTCTATAGCTACTACTCTAGCGACTTCTATATCTCCAACATTTCAAAATTTAACATTATCTGGGACCGACTCAATTAAAGTACCTGCCGGAACTACAGCTCAAAGAAATGGATCTGCTGTTAATGGAATGTTTAGATACAACTCCACAACAAATGAATTTGAAGGTTATCAAAACAATGCTTGGGGAGCTATCGGTGGTGGTGGAACTACTGTTAATAATAATGCTGATAACAGAATAATTACCGGAAGCTCAACGGCAGACACTTTAGAAGCTGAAACAGGTTTGACTTACAATGCCGGAACTTTAGCTCAAGGATCTGGAGATTTTACATTAGATATTGTAGGAAGCATTATTTTAGACTCTGATGCAGGAGAAATATCTATTCAAGACGACGGAACAGAAATAGGTAAAATTTTTAACAGCTCTAATGATTTTGCTTTTGAAGCAGGAATACAAGATCAAGATATGCTCTTTAGAGGTAATGACGGCGGTACAGGAATAACTGCTCTTAGATTAGATATGTCAAATGGTGGTAGAGCTATATTTAATGAGCTTGTTGCTTTAGATACTCCTGGACAGTATGTTCAGGTAGCAGGAAGCGGTAGCACTTTTTGGGCCATAGGATCATCAGGCGGTAACAATCCGCCAGGCACAGCTTCTACTACTTTAGCTTTTCATCATTTTGACGGATCTGCTTGGAACAATGAGGTTGAATTTAATAGCTCCGGAGATATTACTCTTGACGGATATACTTATGGCGGAGTTAATATTCCGGCAGGTAGAGATATAACAGGAAATTATGGAAATTGGACAGGAGAAAAATCAGGAAAAATTCAATTTCATGCTAATCATTTGTATTGTCAATATACATCTAATTTCTTTTTAAGAAACGCATCTGCAAATAATGTAGTAAATGTTGATGTAAGCGGTAATGCAGTTTTTGCAGGAAATGTAACCGCTTTTGGATCGCCTTCTGATATAAGACTAAAAGAAAACATAGAAGTTATAGCTAATCCTTTAGACAAAATAAAACAGCTTAGAGGTATTACTTATAATTTAAAATCAGACGGAAGCAGACTCACAGGCCTAATAGCTCAAGATTTAGAAAAAGTATTACCAGAAGCAGTTTATACAACCAAAACTATAGTAGATGAAACAAAAGGAGAAAAACCAGAAGAACACTTAGCTATTCGTTATGGCAACACAGTAGGTTTATTAGTAGAAGCTATAAAAGAATTAGAAGCTAGAGTAAAAGAATTAGAAGGCAAATAATGGCAACACCTGCATCTGGAGCAATAAGTCTTAATCAAATTCATGTTGAAGCAGGGGGAGCTTCTGGAACGGCTTGTACGATTAATGATGCAGATATAAGGTTACTTGCAGGTGTAGGTAATAACGCTACCGCAAGTTTTAATACTTACTATAACCGAGCCGCAGACGCTTCTTTTACTATGACTGTAGGGTTTAGAAATGTAACTACATCTGGTCAATATGCTTCAACGACTAATACTTGGAGAGGATATTGGGGTGGAACATTTGTATCAGGTATATCATCTCCTAGTGGCGGAGCATTTGGAGCTTTATCGCCAACAATTAATTCTGATTATTTAGGTAATAATACAATTCAAATTATCCATACAACAGGTACAGTAGGGAACACAACAAGTGCTTTTGTAATAGCAGTCAATGCAGTTGTGTCTAATGATGATAACGCTTTTAAAAGTGTAGTAGTTAATGGCACTACTTATAACAGATCAAGTCTTACATACTTACAATCAGTCAATGATACATCATGGAGATTGTCATATACACAAACTCCGCAAAGCGTAGCAGGAGCGCCTTATCCACCTTTCGGAGTAGAAAACGCTTCTAACACTATTGTTTTTAGAAGGAGAGTATGAGCGAAATAAAACTAGAAAAATCTCCTACAGCAGATGTAGGTAAAACTCCTGATGTTGATGAAAACAATAAACCTTTTAATAGATTAACTCTTAATGTTACACACCCAGTTACTAAAGATAATTGGTATATGGAGTACAGCAAACAAGATAGTGAAGATCTTTTAGTAGAAAAAGAAAATGAAGTTTATGTTGAAGAAGATAATATTAAGTATTTAAAAAATCTTTGGGAAGCAGACGAATATAGTTTTTTCTTAGAAACATCAACATTAGTACAAGCAAGTGAAGGAGATTTAGGAGAAGGTATTGAAGAAAATTTTACTGTTCCTAAAAGTACAAAAACTTATGATGAAGTTTATGTAAATAAAAAATTAGTTAGAACTGATTACAATATTGGATTACATCAAGCTCAACCGCTTATAGATGAAGTTGAAAAAGTTTTTGGCCAGGACCAAGAATGGAAAGGTAATAGATTTAATATTATTGGAACTTATACAGCTCACGAAGACGCTCCGTTAAGACCGCCATACACACATGAAAAAACTTATAGTTGGTACAATGTTTATAATTTGCCTTCGCAAGAATTATTAGATGAATTTAAAATTCCTGATGTTGGTTATAAATATCATGTTTGGCACTCTATAAAATACAATACTGTTACTGCAAAAAAACAGTTAAAACTTGTTATTGAAGATAACGAATTTACAAGTAATTATCAAAAACACCCTGATACTTTTATTCCTAGACCGGAAGTGCCTGTGTATTCTCCAAAATATCGCTCTTTCTTTTTTGCAAAAATATTTAATGAAGACGGAACAGAAGCAGATCAATATGATGTTTTTTTTGTAACTACAAAAGAAATTATGAAAGAGTTTTGTGAAAAAAAAGGTTTGGCTTTTCCTATGCCAGAAAGCAGAGAAGACGACTTTGTTTGGATTTATGGACTTGTTTATAATAAAAATACTTTAGAAATAGAACAAGTTAAAGGATATGTTCGTTATCCTACAGAAGAAGGCGAATGGCTATAAAATTAGACACAAAAAAAATTGACAAAAAATTCTATAAAAAACTAGAACAAGAAAAAGCATTGAGAAAAGAATTTGTAAAAAAATTCCATAACTAAGATATAATTTAACCTATGGCAGACACATTTACTAGCATATTAAACCTAACCAAACCGGAAGTAGGAGCAAGTACGAATACTTGGGGTGGTAAGATCAATGCAAATTTAGACGCAGTAGATGCTATTTTTAACGCTCTTGGATCTGGAACTTCTGTTGGCCTTAATGTAGGAAGCGGAAAAACTTTAAATGTTGCAGGAACTTTAAAAGTAGGCGGAAATAATGATGCTTATTTATTAGTAGCTAACGGCACAAATTTTGTTCCTGTTCCTTTAAGCGGAGATGCAACTATATCTAATTCTGGAGTAATAACTTTGGGATCAAATGTAGTAGAGCAATCTATGATAGCTGATGATGCAGTAGGAGCAGATCAATTAGGTATTAATGCGGTAATAGATGCTAGTATTGCCGCCGCCGCCGCAATAAATGCTGAAAAAATTGCAAACGGAACTGTTAATAATACAGAATTTCAATATTTAAATGGCCTTACTTCTGCAATTCAATCTCAATTAGACTCCAAAACTACCGGAAGTAGCTCAACATTTTTTACTAATAAAAGCGGTAATATATCTCAATGGACTAATAATAGCGGTTATTTAACTTCTTCAACATTAGCTTCAACAAGATCTTTTACTACAGGCGGAAATGGAAGTTACATTAGATTTGCTAATGGTTTGCAAATATGTTTTCAAAGACATTATCAAGCGTCATGGACTCCTACTTGGACATTTCCTTTAAGTTTTCCTAGCGTTTGTTTAGCTGTTAGTGTCCATGATGAAAGAACCAATAATCCAGGACAAGGAACTAACTGTGTGTCTTCTGTTAGCACAACTTCTGCTACATTTACAACAAGTGTTAATCCTGGCTTTAGACGAGTTATGGCAATAGGTTATTAAAATGGCAAAAATAGCACACATAGACGAAAATAATTTTTTATTAGGTTTTTACGACGATACAATACATACCAAAATACCAGAACCTAATATAACCCTTACAGAAGAACAATGGTCAAATGCAGTAGATAATAATTGCAATTACATAGCAAACGACGGATCTTCTAAATATGTAGCTAAAGAAGAAACATCTCAAGAAAAAATTATAGGAGCAGAAGTTTTTTTAAACGAAACTGATTGGTACATTATAAGAGAAGCAGATACAGGAAAACCTTGTCCAGAAGAAATCAAAACTAAAAGAGAAGAAGCAAGACAAATTATTAGTGATTTGTCTTAAAGATAAATCATGGCTTTAGTAGAAATAACACCACCTGCCGGAATAGTTAAAAACGGAACTGATTACGCAAATAAAAATAGATTTGTGGACGGAGATCTTGTCCGATTTGAAAATGGCTATTTAAAACCGCTTGGCGGTTGGACCAAATTTAGAAACAATCCTTTAGGAACTTTTTTTTCTACAACTTTAGCTACTACTAACGGAAGCAATACTATAACAGCGACAACTTCTGTCGCACATGGATTAATAGTAGGAAACTCTTTTGTTATAGAAAATTATACAGCTACCGGTGGAATACCTGGAGCAGAACTTAATGGTCAAACATTTGTTATAGCTTCTGTTCCAAGCACTACAACTTTTACTTTTACAACTTCTACATCTGCGACTTCTTCTGCAACTTCTTCGGCTTTTAGAATAATAATTCCTAGTGTGCCAATAGGTATGTATTCTTATAATGCAAACAATGGAGAAGAAATTTTAGCTGTAGGAACTAGGGCAGGTGTTAATGTTTTTTATGAAGATACTTGGTACGATGTAACTCCACTAGGTTTTGTAGCTGATGATGTAATTACTTCTGTTGGTTATGGAGCTTATCATTATGGAGTAGAAGATTGGGGAGATGCTAGAAGT